GAACCTTTAAACAATACTATCTTTATAGGAATAGACTTTGGATTAACACCAGCGGCTGTATTCGGACAGAAGTTAGTAGATGGAAGGTGGTTAATACTCCATGAATTAGTTTGTTTTGATATGGGTATTACAAGATTCTCTGAATTATTAAAGACAGAAATAGCGAAGAAGTTTAGAGGACAGGATATTGAGATCTATGGAGATCCCGCTGGAGATTTTAGGGCGCAGACTGACGAATCTACTCCGTTTCAGATCCTGAGATCACAAGGATTGAAGGCAGTTCCCGCTCCTAGCAATGACGTTGCTTTGCGTACAGAGGCTGTAGAGGCTGCTTTAAACAGAATGGTAGACGGAAAGGCTGGCTTCCTACTAAACTATAGCTGTATCAATCTAAAAAAGGGGTTTAATGGGGGTTATCACTATAGGCGACTGCAAACATCTGGAGATCGCTATGATGAAAAGCCTATGAAAAACAGATATTCGCATGTTCATGACGCTTTACAGTATTTAATGCTAGGTGCTGGAGAAGGAAGATCCTTAATGGCTGGAAGATCAACCCAACCTACAGTAGCTAAAACTAGAAGCTGGAATATCTTTGATAATAAAATAAGGAAGAAGTCTATATGGCAAAACAGAAAAGGGTTTTAGTCTTTTTCCTACAGAACAATGACTTTGATAAGTCTATTAAGTTCTTTAAGAAAGGATTTAAACATTGTGGGGTTCTATATCATGATACTACTTGTAATCATTGGATTATTGTAGAATATATCTATGGTCAAATGCTTATTGAAGTCTTAGATAGTAAGAAAACAGATGCATTTTTTGAGTTACTTAAACAAAAAAAAGCTAAAGTTCTCAAGGGAGATTGTGCGTTTAATCATACAAAGTTTCCTACTATAATGAAATCTTGGATTAAAGAACATAGCTGTGTATCTTATGTTCAAAGAATACTAGGATTAAATAAATGGTGGATATTTACACCCTATCAATTATATTGTGCGTTGAAAAAACATAATTTTTGTGAAATAGAACTATAATGGGAAGTTTATTCGGATCAAGAACGCCAAAAAAATCAGAAGCTGAGCTAGAACAAGAAAGACGCTTGAAAGAAGAAAGAGAAGCGGCTGAAAAAGAAAAAGAAGAATTAATTGCAAAGCAAGAGAAGCAAAAGAAAAGAAGATTAAAAGGCTTAGTAGGACAAAGATCTCTGTTTACCAGAGCTGGTGGTAGAGGTTTTTATGATGAAAAAGGAAAAGAGATAAGTTAATGGGAGCAGAAAAAGGTTCAGCTAGTGGTGGTGGATCAGCCTCTAAAGCTGGGATGTCAAATAAATCAGCAGCAACAAGTCCTGTTGTTCAAGGAATTAAAGCTGACCAATATGCTAGAAAGAAATTAGGAATTGTTACTACAGTAGCTGGTCCTGTTAAAGGAGCATCAACTAGTGTTACTGGTTTTTATTCTACTAAGAGTAAAGATCAAATGTATGGTAGTGAATACCAAGCTGCAAGAGGAGAATATTTAGCATCTCAGGGATTGGCAACAGCAAGAACAGTTACAGATGCTACTGGGAAAACTTATACAACATATGATCCAGCTATCAAAAAAGATGGAAAACTTGTTTATACAAATGAAAGTAGAGGAGCTATGGAAGCTGCTAAAAGAGAGCCTATTCCTCTATCAAGACAGATGTATGATTCTCAAAAAAGAGTAGGAGCTACAGCATTTGGAATTATGGGTGCTATGATGGGAATGCCTACATTAGGATTAACATTAGCATCTAACATTTATAACACACCTTATTCATCCTATGTTAATTTAAATAGATACAATACTTACTTTACACCAACAAGTGGTGGTGGTAGAGATGGTGGTGGTAATACAACAACTCCTTCTACAGGAACTACAGCTACACCAGTAATTGAAGATTCAGCTAAAAAAGAAGCATCTTTAAAAGCAGCAAGAGTAAAAGAAATGGCTGCGGCTTCTAAAAGACAATTTTATAAAATATCTGGTAAGAGTATTACTGGAAAGATGAGTCCTGTATAATGCCTTATGTTCCTGTCTTTGAAGTAGAAGAAGAACAATATGGAAGTCTAGATCCTAGAGTCCAGTTATTCTTAAAGAAATATAAAGAAGCAGAATCAATCCACGATCATTGGAAAGATAAGTATGAAGAAGCATACGAATATACTATGCCTCAAAGAGAATCTTTCTATGAAGAAACGATTGGAGAAAGAAGAACTGATAAGATCTTTGATGAAACTGCTGTTGTAGGTATTCAAGAGTTTGCCTCAAGATTACAATCAGGAATGGTTCCTACCTATGGTCGTTGGGCTAATCTAGAAGCGGGAGTAGAAATCCCTGATGAAGTTAAACCAGAAATTAATGAACAGTTAGATGCTATTACTAATTACATTTTTGAAGTATTAAGTGGATCTAACTTTAATCAAGAAGTCCATGAAGCATTTATGGATCTTGCTATTGGTACTGCTGTCCTTCAAGTAGAAGAAGGAGATTCTATTAATCCTGTTAGATTTACTGCTGTGCCATTACCAAGAGTCATGTTAAACAATGGACCAGATCAAAAAGTAGATACTATCTTTAGAAAAAGAACAATGTCTTACAAACATTTACTAGTAGCTTATCCTAAAGCTGAATTAGGTGAAAGAACTTACAAGTGTATGGAAGATGAGCCTAACAAGAAATGTATTGTTGTTGAATGTGTTACTCGTCTTTATGACAAACCTAATGAAGAAAGATACAAGTATCAGGTTGTTTGTTTAAAAGAAAAAGAAATGATTTATGAGCAAGAACTAAAAGGGGAAGGATCTAACCCTTACATTGTGTTTCGTTGGAACAAAGCGTCAGGTGAAGTGTATGGTCGTGGACCAGTCTTTAATGCTATGGCTGCTATTAAGACTACTAACTTAACTGTTGAAATGATTTTACAAAATGCTCAAATGAATATCTCTGGTATCTACACTTATGAAGATGATGGTGTGATTAACCCAGAAAATATAAATCTCGTACCGGGAAGTCTAATCCCAATTGCTCCTAATAGTCGAGGATTACAAGCTTTACCACCCGCTGGTAGATTTGATGTTGCTCAGTTGATTTTACAAGACATGAGAAACAATATTAAAAAAGCTCTTTATATGGAAACCTTAGGTAGACCTGAAGGTACACCTATGTCAGCAACAGAAGTAGCTGAGAGAATGGCAGATCTATCTAGACAAATAGGTTCCTCTTTTGGAAGATTACAAGCTGAGTTTGTAACACCACTATTACAGAGAGTAATTAGATTATTAATTAAACAAGGAAAGATTGATATTCCTAAAGTAAACAATAGAAAAGTTAAAATTGTTGCTACTTCCCCATTATCTAAAGCCCAATACCAGCAAGATGTGGCAGATGTATTAAGATTTGCTGAGATTATTGGTAGTACCTTTGGACCACAAGTATTGAATCTAGTAACTAAACAAGAAGAAATAGCTAGATATTTAGTAGAAAAAATGGGATTACCAGAGAAATTAATCCGAAATAAAGAAGAACAAGCCCAAGTAATTCAACAGTTGCAATCTCAAATGCAACAGGGTACAAATACGGATGTCATGGGAAACACTGGTCAGCCACAAGGCTGATATCAAACAATCACAAATAGATAACGATTTTGCTCTTGTGTTCGCAAGTGAACAAGGCAAGAAAGTTTTAGAATATCTTGAAAGTATTACTGTAAATGCTACAGTATCTCCACAAACACCAAGTAGTAATTTATGGCACTTGGAAGGACAAAGATATTTATTAAACTTAATTAAACTTAGAATCAAAAAAGGAAAAGCTAATAAATGAGTGAAGAACAAACACAAGATACGCAACAACAAGAACAGGATTTTGCAGTTGCAGAAGAAAACAAAGTAGAATCTTCTATACCAGAGTATGTTCCTGAAAAGTTTTGGGATAAAGACAAGAATGAACTCAATGTAGAAGAACTAGGAATGTCCTATAAAGCTTTAGAGAAGAAGCTAGGGCAAAGAACTGATGTTCTCTATAAAGAATTAGAAGAAGATTATGCTAAAAGGATGTCAGCAAAAGCACCAGAAGAATATGTTATTCCTGAATTTGAATTACCAGAAGGTGTTAATGTTGATATTAATACTGAAGAACCTATGCTTCAATGGTGGGCTGATACAGCAAGAAAAGCTGGATTATCTCAAGAACAGTTTGCTGAAGGTATTGAACAGTTTGTTAATAA